TCCCGGAACACATGCCCAAGGGATCGCAGCGGACATAAAAATAACAAACGCTGCTGATCGCCTTAAGCTTGTCAACAGTGCTCTTAAACTAGGGTTTACTGGTGTGGGTGTTGCTTCTGATTTTATTCATGTAGACACCCGTGGTACTACTCCTGTTATGTGGGTTTACTAATATGAAGTTTTCACACGGTGACGCACTAACAGCAGGGTCTGCTAATCATATCTTAGCGGTTCCTGCAGGGCACGACGCAATTGTAACTTACTTGTTTATATCCAATACCGGAGCTAACAAAAGCATTAGCGCTAAGTGGGTTCACGGTGGTGTAGACATAGACTTTATAGCAGGTAAGAATGTAAACGCTGATGACTTCTTAGAGTTTGGTGGACAGCATGGTGAATTCTTGGTAGCAAAAGAAGGAGACACCATTACACTTACGCCAGAAGCAGGGTCTACGTTTGTCAGTATTATTTCGTTTGATTTGATACCAGCAACACCAAGGTTAAACTTTTAACTAATTATGTTTGTTATCATAGGTGCTGACTGGTGTATGGGTTGTAAGGCCTTAAGAAAAAAACTAATGGAAAAAAACATTGACCACCGTTATGTCCAAATACCACCCGGACCTACAGGGTGGGATATGGTAGAGTCCTTAACAGGACGCAGGGCAGTACCCGCAGTACTACATAAGTTTGATAATTTAAATAAAGTTAACGAGTTGTTAAACGACATCGACTTACCTACAAAAGAATTAACTGAAGACGAGTTGGACGAACTTGACTGATCTTAATATAGAACTACTGCCTTGGCAGCAAGATGTCTGGGCAGACGACACTCGATTTAAAATAGTAGCGGCTGGTCGTCGTACTGGTAAGTCCAGACTAGCTGCTTGGATGTTAATTGTAAACGCACTACAGGCAGACAGAGGCCATGTATTTTACGTCGCACCTACTCAGGGACAAGCCAGAGACATTATGTGGCAAACGCTCATGGAGCTTGGGCATCCTGTTATTGCCGGTAGTCACATTAATAATCTTCAAATCAAGCTTGTCAACGGAGCAACCATTAGCCTTAAGGGTGCTGACAGACCAGAAACAATGCGAGGTGTCAGCCTTAAGTTCTTGGTAATGGACGAATACGCCGACATGAAACCGGAAGTATTTGAGCAGATCCTAAGACCTGCCTTGGCTGACCAAAAGGGCTGTGCAATGTTCATTGGAACACCAATGGGTCGCAACCACTTTTATGAATTGTACAAATATGCGGAGTTAGATGATGACCCTACGTACAAAGCTTGGCATTTTACGTCTTATGATAACCCTATTTTGGACCCGGACGAAATTAACATTGCGAAAAGGTCTATGTCTTCTTATGCGTTCCGTCAGGAATTTATGGCGTCGTTTGAAGCTCGTGGGTCAGAAATGTTTAAGGAAGACTGGGTTAAGTTCAGCGAAGACGAACCAGAAATAGGGGACTATTACATTGCAGTTGACTTGGCGGGTTTTGAAGAAGTCAACAAGAAACGGACTAAAAACAGTAAGCTTGACGAAACAGCCATCGCTGTCGTTAAAGTCAGTGAGCACGGTTGGTTTGTTGATAATATTATCTACGGACGCTGGAGCCTTAACGAAACGGCAACCAAAATATTTCAGGCCGTTAGAGACTATCGCCCCGTATCAGTTGGTATCGAAAGAGGCATTGCTAAACAGGCTGTAATGTCCCCTCTTACGGACCTACAAAAGAAGTACGGTACGTTCTTTAGAGTAGAAGAGTTAACACACGGTAACAGAAAGAAAACTGACAGGGTTATGTGGGCGTTACAGGGTAGATTTGAAAACGGCTACATTACATTAAACAGGGGTGAATGGAACAGTAGATTCCTAGACCAACTATTTCAGTTCCCTGATCCACTGACCCATGACGACTTGATTGACGCCTTGGCGTACATCGACCAATTAGCTAATGTGGCTTACGACTACGATTATGAAATCGAAGACCACGAAATCTTAGACGTAGTAGCGGGATACTAATATGACTGATTTATATGAACAAGACCCACTGATGATTGAAGAAACAATTGAAGACTGGGTTATAACTAAGTGCGAGGACTGGAGAGATTACTACGAAAGCAATTATGAAGCAAGATTTGAAGAATATTATAGACTCTGGCGTGGCATATGGGATCCTGCTGACAGTGACCGTAAGTCTGAGCGCTCCCGTATTATTTCTCCTGCATTACAACAAGCTGTTGAATCAAATGTAGCAGAACTAGAGGAAGCGACGTTTGGACGTGGGAAGTGGTTTGACGTTAGTGACAACATGGGTGACACACAACCCCAAGACGTACAGTTCCTACGTAACAAGCTTACGGAAGACTTTGAAGACTGTATGGTACGTAAGGCTGTAGCGGAGTGCTTGATTAACTCTGCAGTCTTTGGTACAGGCGTCGGTGAAATAATCATTGAAGAAATGAAAGAGATGGCTCCTGCAACCCAACCTATCATGGGTGGTGATTTGCAAGCTGTTGGCGTAAACATTACTGAACGTGTCAAAGTAAAGCTTAAGCCTGTACTGCCTCAGAACTTCTTGATTGACCCTGTAGCTACGTCCGTAGATGACGCTCTAGGCGTGGCTATAGACGAGTTTGTTAGTCGTCACCAAGTAGAGCTTTTACAGGAGCAAGGTGTTTACCGTGACGTGTACGTAGGTTCTGCAGCACCAGATACGGACCTAGAGCCTGACCAAGACATTACAATCTACAACGACGACAAGGTTAGACTGACTAAGTACTATGGTTTAGTGCCACGAGAGCTTCTAGATTCCGCTATGCGGGACGAAGACGAAGAAGAGGTACTAGAGCAAGAGTCTGATTCAAAGTACGTAGAGGCCGTTGTAGTGATTGCTAACGGCGGTATACTCCTTAAGGCTGAAGCTAACCCCTACATGATGCAAGACCGTCCTGTAGTAGCATTCCCTTGGGACGTAGTACCCGGACGCTTCTGGGGTCGTGGTGTATGTGAAAAAGGCTACAACAGTCAGAAAGCCCTTGACACTGAACTACGTGCTCGTATTGATGCGTTAAGTCTTACGATACACCCAATGCTTGCTATTGACGCTACACGCTTACCACGAGGTGCTAAACCAGAGGTACGCCCCGGTAAGATGATACTGACTAACGGAGACCCTCGTGAAGTACTACAGCCTTTTAACTTTGGTCAAGTGGGTCAAATCACTTTTGCTCAGGCCGGAGCCTTGCAGCAGATGGTACAACAAGCAACAGGAGCCGTTGACTCAGCAGGAATTGCAGGTCAGGTTAACGGCGAGAGTACTGCCGCTGGCATTAGTATGTCTCTTGGCGCTATTATTAAACGCCATAAACGCACACTGATTAACTTCCAACAATCTTTCTTGATTCCTTTTGTTAAGAAAGCAGCCTATAGGTACATGCAGTTTGACCCTGAGAACTATCCTGTGTCTGACTATAAGTTCAATGCTAGTAGTACTCTTGGTATTATTGCAAGAGAATACGAAGTAACTCAGCTTGTACAGTTACTACAAACTATGGGTAAAGACTCTCCTTTGTACAACACGCTGATACAGTCGGTGGTTGACAACATGAACCTGTCTAACCGTGAAGAACTAGTAGCGGCTCTAAACCAAGCGTCACAACCCAACCCACAGCAGCAGCAAATGGCTCAGGCAGCACAACAAGCTCAAGTACAGTTCCAGCAGTCGCAGTCAGCGTTGTTAGCGTCTCAGGCTCAGGAATCACAGGCTAGGGCTACTAAGTTGTCTGCAGAAGCTCAGGCAGTACCACAGGAGCTTGAGATTGACCGTATTAACGCCATTACCCGCAACTTACGTGAAGGGGATGCTGAAGATAAAGAGTTTGAGCGTCGTATGAAGATTGCTGATACTCTCCTTAAAAACAAACAAATAGAAGGTAAAACTAATGTTGACCGACCACGAACTGAAAGCCCTACTCCAACGAGTCAACCGGGAGTTCCAAGGAACGTTCCAGCGCCTACAAACCCTAGAGGACCAACTGAACCAACTGGAAACCAAGGTGGAGGGGCTATCTAATGCCAAACAAGAAAGCAGACCCAAGACTAGCACGGGCGGGAGTAAGCGGATACAACAAGCCAAAGCGAACGCCTAGTCACAAGACTAAGAAGTTTGTAGTTGTTGCCAAGGAAGGTGACACAGTTAAGACCATACGTTTTGGCGATCAAAACATGAGCATTAAAAAAGACCAACCTGCACGTCGTAAGTCGTTCAGAGCACGTCACAAGTGTGACACAAGCCCACCCAGTAAGCTTACAGCTAGATACTGGTCATGTAAAAAATGGTGATTGTATGAAAGTAAGCGCACCTAAAGGCCATCACTGGATGAAAAGCGGTAGCAACTACAAGCTAATGAAAGATCCAGCAGACGGCTACAAACCACACAAAGGAGCTTCTAAGGCAGCTAACTTTGAAGTTCAAAAAGTCCACAAAGGTAAAAAGTAAGGGGATTGTTATGGGATACGGAAATGCGTACGGTGGTAAAAAGAAGAAAGTAAAGAAGCCAAAGGGTAAGTAACATGGCTAAAGCTAAAGCAAAACCTAAGAAGTCAGGGCCTACACCTAAGAACAAAGCGTTGTACGCTAGAGTTAAAGCAGAGGCTAAACGTAAGTTTGACGTATGGCCTTCTGCTTACGGTTCAGCATGGCTAACTAAAGAGTACCAGAAACGTGGAGGTACTTATGCCTAGAAGGGTTTCTACAGGAGGTGCTAAACGTCCCAAGAAAGGTCTTACCAAATGGTTTGACGAAGAATGGGTAGACGTTAAGACAGGCAAGAAGTGTGGTCGTAGTGGTAAGGAAAAGAAAGAACGTCCATACCCCTCTTGTAGACCTAAGGCAGTAGCAGCTAAGATGACTAAAGCTGAAAAAAAGTCTTCTGCTGCACGTAAGACAGGACCAAAGGCTATTAAACACGCAGTTACAGCCTCTGGTAAACGTAGGAAAACCACAAGAAACGCTTGACATTTACAGAAAAGTATGATATAATAAAACTATAGTTAACAACTTTAGAGAAACTAATGACAACTGAGCTTGAAACTTATTTTAATAACTACAACGAACTCTTCAATAGCGAAGGTTTCAAACAACTCGTACAAGAGCTTTCTACTAATGCAACTCAATTAGCAGATATACAGACTGTAAAGAACGAAGAAGACCTCTTCTTTCGTAAAGGTCAGGTAGCTGCTTTAGCAACAGTAATCAATCTACAGGGTACTATAGAAGCCGCTAGGGACCAAGCAGAGGCTGAAGAAGAAGGCCCTGTAGATGTATAAAATATATGACTTCCGTTGCACTAACGGACACGTCTTCGAAGATTTTGTAAAGAGTGGTACTACAACCAGTAGGTGCGGTTGTGGTGCTAACGCTACAAAAATGGTATCTGCCCCGTCTTTTCACCTTGATGGTTCTACTGGGGACTTCCCCGGTAGTCACATGAAGTGGGTACGAGAACACGAAAAAGCAGGTAGAAAATGAACACCTCCATAATGATTATAATCACGGGGTTTAATTATGTCACGAGCAACAATGCTTGATTCACAGCCTGAAGAGGACAACGTGGACACCATTGAAAACGAAGCAGAAGAGACTCAACTAGAAGAAGTTGAACAACCTCAAGAAAAACCTACAGTTCCAGAGAAGTACCAAGGTAAGTCAATGGAAGAAGTTGTACAGATGCACCAAGAAGCTGAAAAGCTTTTAGGTCGTCAGTCTTCTGAAGTAGGAGAGCTTCGTAAAGTAGTAGACGATTACATCAGTAATCAGACACCTACTCAAGCACCTCAACAGCAACACGTTGAGCCTGAAGACGATATAGACTACTTTACAGATCCTCAAGGTGCAGTAAACCGTGCTATTGAGAATCATCCTAAGATTAGAGAAGCAGAGCAGTACACGGCGCAGTACAAGAAACAGTCGTCATTGTCTACGCTTCAAGCTAAACATTCAGACATGCAACAGATCCTTGGTGATCCTAAGTTCGCAGAGTGGATTAAAGCGTCTAAGATTAGGACTCAATTGTTTGTACAAGCTGACCAGCAGTATGACGCTGACGCCGCTGACGAACTCTTCTCACTCTGGAAAGAACGGAAGACAGTAGCCCAGCAAACTGCCCAAGTTGAAAAACAGGCACGTAAGCAACAACTGAAGGCAGCAAACACAGGCAACGCACGAGGCAGTGCTGAAGGGACACGTAGGAAGGTATATCGTAGGGCCGACATTATTAAACTAATGAAGAACGACCCCGACCGTTATCAAGCAATGTCCGAAGAAATCATGGCAGCTTATGCGGAGGGTCGGGTCAAATAATCTTATAGGAGATTGACATGGCTACTGCTACATATCCCGGCGCAGGGGGTAATACTGCGAAGACTGAAGCAGCTACTTTCATCCCAGAAATCTGGAGTGATGAAATTATTGCTGCTTACCAAAAGAACCTGAAAATGGCTCCGCTTGTTAAAAAGCTTGCTATGACAGGTAAGAAAGGTGACAAGCTTCACATCCCTAAGCCCGTCCGTGGTGATGCAAATGTTAAGGCTGCTGACACTGCAGTTACTATCATTGCAAACACTGAAGGCGAATTGACTGTTGATATCGACCGTCACTTTGAGTACTCACGCTTGATTGAGGACATCGTGGAAGTTCAGGCTCTTTCTAGCCTCCGTCAGTTCTATACAGAAGATGCAGGTTATGCTCTTGCTGTACAGATTGACAACGACCTCCACGCAGCCGGTACTGGCTTTGGTGACGGCGGTTCTGTAGTATTTAGCCCAGCAGAAACTGATTACCAGCACTCTGGTTGTTTCTTTAACGATGGCGGTACAACTACTCAGTACACGGACGACACTATCGTTCCTGCTGACGTGTTTACTGATGCCTTCTTCCGTGACATGATCCAAAAGCTGGATGACAACAACGTACCTATGGACGGACGTTCGTTGATTATTCCTCCTTCGGTTCGTAACACTATCATGGGCATTGATCGTTATGTGTCTTCTGATTTTGTAAACGGTCAGGTAGTCAACAGCGGTCTTATTGGTAACCTCTACGGTGTGGACGTTTACGTCTCTGCTAACTGCCGAACTATCGAAGCAGCTGGCGACAACACTGCTGGAGCAGCTGATACTCGTGCTGCACTCTTGTTCCACCGTGACGCTATTGTCATGGCAGAGCAACAGGCTGTACGTTCACAAACCCAGTACAAGCAAGAGTACCTCTCAACTCTGTACACGGCTGATTGCCTGTACGGTGTTCAGGTATATCGCCCTGAAGCTGGTTTCGTTCTCGCAGTCGCAGAGTAACGATCTTAGGGGGTCAGCAATGGCCCCTTTTTCTTTTCTTTTGTAGGAGCTTTAGATGGCTTTATTTCGTGGCACAGGTGGTTCCGGGGATGCTAGTACAGACACCTATGCGTCTGAAGTAGCCCTAGAAGCAACCAGAGCCTCTACAAAAGCAAATGAAGCTGCAGCGTCCGCTACGTCTGCGGCTAACGCACAAGTTGCTGCAGAGGCTGCACAGGCTGCTGCAGAGACAGCAAAAACTAATGCAGAAACTGCAGAAACCAATGCAGAAACTGCGGAGACCAACGCAGAGACCGCAGAAAATGCTGCAGTAGCGGCTAAGGTATCAGCAGAGACAGCCAAGACAGCCGCTGACACTGCACAGTCCGCAGCAGAGGTTGCTAAGACAGCAGCAGAAACAGCAGAAACTAACGCAGAG